TCTGAATAATCTCTGCTTCCATTATATATTTACTCTTGACTTATTTCTTTCCTTATCTTTAAGTTTTTTTTATTATCTTTACACATATTCCGACGGGTTTTGTGTGCAACTGCAGTAAGAGTAACCCGTCGGGTATGCTGATTATGATGTGCGGCATTAGGGGTTTCTTCGTAAAATATGAAATATAAAGCATTTAAATCTTGAAACATATTAATCGTCTCTTTATAAATAACATCGTTCAAATATTTTTCCGAGGTAATAAACCGACTATCATTAAGATCAATATCCTCTTCTAAAAAATCGGTTATTTCACTTGGTTCCAAGTCAATATTATATCGGAGTAAAGAGAGAAGTTTATGTTTAATGGCGAATTTATGCTGATAACGTTTAATAAAAGAAATAATAATTTCTCTCTTCAATACCCCGTTTTCTGCCAATAAACATCTACTAGTTTGCACATGTTGTAGTTCATTCGCTTTGCTAACATATAGAAAATAAATGGCAATCGACGTCACGGGTTCTTTGTAAAAATCATTATACGCTTTTTCGGCTTGTTTTATTTTCTCAATGTCTACGTCATCTAATTCATCTATTTCATCTATTTCATCTATATCACTGTATAACTCATCTTCTTGTGATGCCATTATACATCATCTACATTATGAAAAAAATTATTAAACTTATATTTGTTAAAACTTATATTATAAATAATATAAGTTATATTTGTATATATACAATTAATATTCATCATCACTATTACCACTGCCATCATAATCACTTCCGGCATCTTCGCGCTCATATGCCGCTGCGACATCATTTTCAAATATCTCGGCTAAAGATGGATTGTTATAAAATTCAGATAAATCACCTAACCGTAAAACATCCATATCGCGTTCATATTGTAGCCGTCCTAAAAGAATTTTAAACAATTGATTGCCGAGAGCCATGTTGCTTTGCTCTTCGGCATTATAATCATATGGTTTTGGCGCACCATATTTGTATTGGATTTTTCCGGCTTGCTTGCGAATATTTACCCACCCAGGCAAAACATCGATTTTATGCTCTTTAACTTCTTCTATTTTTTTAAAAGAGGCGGCGGCTGAGAAATTAACAATGCTATTGCTATTGCTTATGTTATTGCAATTGCTTATGCTATTTGATAAATGCGAATTCCATTTATTTGCGCCGAGGGAAGGAAAAGCATCGGCTTCCAGGGAGAACTCTTTTTTCGGTTCCTTTTTTTTAGTTGGTTTTATGCTAAGACTTTGCATTGGCTGTGCTACTGTTCTTTGTGTGCGCATTGTAGGCGGCACATAGGCTGATTTTTTGGGTTGAGTTGTGAACGACATTCTAAATAAGTTGATCTGTATATACAATTTATTATACTGTTTAGTTTATTTCAATTTTTTGTTTTATATCATTATAAGCATATATATGTTAATGGATTACATATATGACAAAATTCAGGATGATGATAAAGCTGAACATAGAGAGATTTATGAAGATTTTATAGAATTATTGTTAGAACAGGCGCCTGAACCAGTCCCTTATGATTTTGATAACTGTTGTTGGCTGCCAGCCTTTCATCTGGATTATTGTACGGCAGAAACAATGGCTTTTCATTTATCTCTCCAATTACATGAATTGGAGAGACAAGGGTTAACCTTGCTTTATTGGCGTCCGCAAGATATTCTAGTTATTGATAAGCGGCTGTTTTTATTGGCGAATTTATCCCAACTCGTGTCTTTATCTGATAAAAATGCAACGCATTTGGCAACGCATTTGGTTTTAAATTATCCAAAGATTTATCCTTTTCCGGCGAACTGCTGTGCCCCAGAATTATTGAAAATAACCGAACTACCTTTTACGACACATAAAAGCGCTAGTTATTACAGCTTGGCTTTATTATGCTTACACACGTTAAATCTCTCTTTAGATGATTTACAAGGGACAAAATTATTTCATTTCTTAGAGAGATGTTTACATATAAATGCAGAAGAGCGGGTGTTGTTATACATTTGAATACCTTTTAAAAAGGTATCACCAAACCCTGTAATAAATTAGTAGGTATGTTTGGCGATACCTTTCTCAAAGGTATTTGAAAGGTATGTATTTTTATTTTCTTCCAGTAATTATATATATAATGTCTATTGTTGCCTTAAAACGTAATTCAAAGCGGTTTCAAGTGCCTATTTCTTCCAGTGGATTTTCTCTCAACGGCGGGCATCGCAACCAGCGTCCGATCGGAGACACGAATTTGTCAGCCTTAATAAACGTACAAGCTAATAATTGTTGTACTGCAAATGACGCCTCAATTGTAAAACTTTCGGCGAAAAATACCAAAGGCTTCTTATACTCGACTGTGAAATATCCCACCTGCCCGAGTGGTGTGACGCCGCCCGCTAATAATCAATCAACCTGGGTCAAAAACTTTTCCCCAGAGGATCACAGCCAAAATGAATATATTGTCAATAAAGTGAAAGCAGAATCCGCCAAATGTGTCACTGAAAAAACTAATTCAGGCACGAATAACCCTTGCTTGCCCGAATGTAAAGCACGGTCGTATCATATTGGCGGTAAGCGGTTTTATACGACGTTTAATGCCAAGAATAGCGGGGAATACGGGCAAGGGGCGATTAGCGCAGGCGAGTATTTATCGTCAGGGCTTTTGAAAGCCAACTGTTTGCCGACACCAGCGGCTCTTGCGCCTTTACCGCCAGCCTTATTGAACAGCGGGTGCTATCATTGTTAAGCGTTGCTATCATTGTTAAGCTGTACTGTCATTGTTAATTTTTATATAATAATAAACATATAAAACCAAAAGTTGTTATATGTTTATTAAAAATGTTTGCGAGTAAAATGGCAGGTGCTTATTATCTTCTCCGCTTGAAAGTGTCCAATGAATTGTATGATATGTATAAGGATACCTCTAACAAACATAATTTAGCAGTGGAACAGGGGCAAGCTGACGCCGGGTTTGATTTGTTTTGTCCCGAGGATTTACCTGTCGCCGGTTTTGCGACGGTGAAAATTAATCAAGGAGTAAAAGGGGCGATGGAGTTTTTTTCAGAAGGTTCGGCGAAGGGCACAAGTGTCGGCTATTATATGTATCCGCGCTCGAGCACCGGCACCAAGACACCCTTGCGCTTGGCGAACTCGGTCGGGATTATTGATGCAGGTTATCGCGGAAATTATATCGCCGTCTTTGATAATTGGCGGGGGGATGTTTTTCAAGTTGAGAAATGGCAGCGGCTTGTCCAAATTTGCCCGCCGAACTTGACGTATCCTATGCGGGTAGAATTGGTGGAGGATTTGGGTGAACCGACGTTAAGAGGGGAGGGCGGCTTTGGATCAACGGGGAAGTAGTGATTATGAGTTTAAACGAATAATTTCATTACTCATACCGTCTAACGTAAAAAAATGTTTTATTGTTTGATAATAATCCAACATTTGTGTATATTGCGTTTCCGTAATAGAATTGAGTATTTGTTCTAATGACCCTAGCTGTGAAACATGAAGTGAAATACAACATTTTCTATAATCAATCTGATTTTTAAAAGGCAACCATTCAACGTCATTCCATACATAAATCGGGATCGTACCTAATTTAAAACATTCAAAAAAACGAAAACTTGAACGTCCATAACCTCGCGGGGCAAAAGCAAACTTAGATTTTAGTGTTACATTAATAAAGGTATCCTGATTATTTTTATTTACATTTGGCGTCCAGCCACCCGCATTGATCATCATAAATTTGTTATTATGTTGAAACAGTTCAAACATTGTTTTCCGAACATCTGGCGTTATATGATTACTTGTTATATTCCCCACAAAAGAACATAATATACTTTTATTGTAAAAAGAGTTATGCTGAAAACGGTCAAGTTTATTTTGTATATCTTCATAAATAAGCGGGAGAGGGATGTCGCCTGAGCAGGCTCCATATACAACGGTGTTTAGTGGTAAATTTAATTTAGGTCCATCATCATATTGTGCAACTGTAAAATATCCAGCAGGCGATGGATTGGATTTTGTCCATTCATCAAGTGCTTTTTGCATTTCACTCCTTTTTCCTTCAAACCAATGTTCAATTTGAAAATTAGTCCAGAGGGCTGGGATATATTTTCGTTTTAATGGTGTTGTTAGGGGATGTTGTAAGGTATATGTTGTTATTTTTTGTAAAAAAAACTCTTCCATATAAAGCCCTTCTTTGAAAGGAGGGTACGTATCTTTATTGCGACAATAAAATAAATTATTTTGAAGCATATATTAAAATATAGTTTTCGTATATTTAAATACTTATTATTTACCGTTTATTGTATTAGCGTTTATTATATTAGCGTAGCAATAATATCATTACCGTCTTCATCGCGTATATCAGTTATTTTATAATTATGTTGTTTAAGTTTATTTATAGCATTTATCATTCCATTTATACCCAATTCATTCGCTAAGTCTTTATTATAAGTTGTAAATTGTGCGGTGTTAATTTCCCATTTCTCAAATCTTAGTTTTTTAATTGTATATTTTGTGAAATCGATCATTTTTATTATTTCGCTATCAAACCCCTCTGTATCTATTTGTAAATATTCTATGCATGTAATATTGTGAATTCTGCATATTTCATCAAATGTTATACTTTTTGCCGCAATTTTTACCATATCATCTTTTGTACCCCAATCATTCATAGGTATTAATGAAAAATGTGAATCACTATATGTAATATTATTATCGGCAATAGTTCCCATAATTCCATTTTTGGCTGGTATAAATAATTCTACGATTTCATTATTATTATAGTGAATAGCATTATTGTAAATATATACATTTTCAATATTACTGTAATTATTCTTTATTTCATCAAGTAAGTTTATATTAGGCTCTACTAAAATAACCATATCTGGTTTGTGTTGTAAAACCAAAGTTTTAAAATTATCATTTCCATTATTTGTGCCAATTTGAAAAAAAATATTTGCCATTTGAGTTATTATTATATTTGTATTTAAATACTTATGTTATTAATAATACATTATTATTATGAAGAAAACTATATTTTATTTGGAAGGGCGAGCAGGATTTTTTTTATATCATTTTTTTGTTTATAATTTAGGTGGGTTATATTATATAATTAATAAACAATATAATATTCGTGGTGATGTAAATACATCTGTTTTATTGGAAGATAAAAGTAAAATAGTATCTGAGCCCACGAGTAAGATATTTTACCCTATAAAAGTTCATATGAAAAATATAATACCATTTCAAAAAGAAGCATTTGATATAATAAAAGATAAATTTGAATTAATAGAAGATCTATCATCCATAAATGATTATGAAATTGTAAGTATTTATGGCGAAAGTGGAATAGTAGAACCCAAATATAATATTTATCCCTTTTTAAGAAATTTATTTTTAGAAAAAATGAAGTTTGATATGATAAAAGGAAAAAAAATATTTATAACAAGAAAACATAGTGAAACACAACACGGGGGTGTATTGAAACGTAGTATTTTGAATGAAGATATTTTGATGAAAACATTACAACGTTATAATTTTGAATATATTCAACTGGAAAATTATACGATGTATGATAAAATTAAACTTTTTATGGAAAGTGAAATTATTGTATCAACCAACAGCGGTTCGTTAACATTAACATTATTTTCAAATCATAATTCAAAAATAATAGAAATAATAAATAATGGAACACAGGGTTTTGAGCATTCACATTATATAGGAATTGCCCAAACATTAAATTTACAATATTATAAATATTCAAATATTCAAGAAGATTATAATGGAAATTTTAATATTAATGTGGATAATTTTGAAAATTATTTAAGAACGTTATTATAATGCGTTTAGCTATATTAATTGCCGGATATTTAAGAAGTATTGTTGAAAATATAGATAATTTAAAAAAAAACGTTTTGCAAAATTATGAATGTGATATTTACATACATGTAACAAGTAATGATAATGATATTAAAAATGATATTAAATATTGTAATAAAAAAATATCAATTGATTTTATTCGCCATAATTTAAATCCCACGGTTTTATTGGTTTCAGATAATTTAACCTTTGTAGATAATTACTCTACTAATAATATAATAAATCAAAATTACAAATATTATTGGTTAAACGAAGAAATGAAAAAAATAATGACTATTGAAAATATCATTTATGATGTCGTAATAAAAATACGACCAGATGTTAATATTCTAGATAAATTAAATTACGATAATATAGATTTAAATAAAATATATATTCCAAGTGATAGCAAAATAGATAAGAAAAAACTAACAAAATACGATGATAAATATATTTGCGATATTATAGCATATGGATCTCAGAATATAATGAACGATTATTTTAATTTTTATACACATCTTGACAATTTAATTAAAATACATGGCACCGTCAACGAAACTTTATTATATCATTATTTATTGAATATGAATATCAAATATGAATTAATAGATATAAAATTTATGGTAATATTATCATTATGCAATACAATTGCTATTACAGGTGATTCTGGCTCTGGTAAAAGTACCGTATCTAATATTTTGAAAGAATTATTCAATAATACTTTTGTATTAGAGTGCGACCGATATCATAAATGGGAAAGAGGTGATGAAAACTGGAGAAAATATACCCATTTAAATCCTGATGCAAATTATTTAACCAAAATGCAGCAAGACGTTTTTGATTTAAAAATTGGTAATTCTGTTTTTCAAATTGATTACGACCATTCATCTGGTAAATTCACCGATAAAAAATTAATTGAAAGCGCCGAAAATATTATTGTTTGTGGTTTACATAGTTTATATTTAACTGAAACCATTATCAATATAAAAATTTATATTGATACAGACGATAATTTACGAATTCCTTGGAAAATTAAAAGAGATGTACAAAAACGTGGTTATTCGATAGAACATATTATTGACCAAATTAAGTCGCGCGATGAAGATTTTAAACACTATATTTATCCACAAAAAAATAACGCTGATATTATTATAAATTTATATACAGATAGGATCTTTGATATTTCTGATTTTGTCATTGATAGAGAATTAAATGTTTATTTTATGGTTGGAATTAGAGCCAATTATAACTTACACAATATTATCTTTAAATTAAATGAAAAAAACATTACGATACAAAAAAAAATGTTAAATCACGATGGTCAGTATATATATTTATATTTTGAAGATATTTGTGATTACGCAAATGTAATTAAAATACTTGTATTAAATTTAATGTAAAATATATAAAAATATAAAACATATAAGCTCATATAAACTATATATGTTTTATAATGGAATAATTTTTGATTTGGACAATACCTTATATGATTATGATTTATGTCATCGTATTGCTTTAAAAGATGCGATATGTTTTATTAGTAGTCATTGTCGGAAGGATAAAGACAAAGATGAACCTACTCTTTTCTCTCTTTACCATACAATCGCAGCTAATATTAAAAATGAATTGAGGAGTACAGCTTCTTCGCATAATAAAGGTATCTATTTTAAACATTTGATAGAATATTTGAAAATGCCTTATTCGCTTTTAACCGAGGTAAATACTCTTTATTGGAAAGCGTTTTACCAACAGATGGATTTGGTTTCATGTTTTGAAGGAGCCAAAGATTTTATTGTATGGAATAAAAGTCTGGGGAAAAAAATAGGCATATTAACAGATTATGAAACTGAATATCAAATCAATAAATTAAACCGATTGGGTTTATTAGATTACGTTGATGTGCTTGTCACAAGCGAAGAAGTCGGCATTGAGAAACCTAGCGTACAGATGTTTCAAACCATTTTGCGAAAAATGAATTTAACCGCCACTGAAGTAATTATGATCGGTGATAATTACGAAAAGGATATTCAGGGTGCTTTAAATATGGGAATATTATGTTATTGGTTTACTAGAACGAATGTTAATGTTAATGCTAGTCGTATATATAGAGAATTTAATAATTTTAAAGTGTTGTTAGCAAAGTTTAAAGAAATTAATAGTGAATTGATTAATTTTAAAAGACTTTCAAAATATTGCGGGGAGAGATTTGATTTGGTACAGGCAGGTGGTGGTAATTCTTCCGTAAAAATAGATGATTGGATGTTGATAAAAGCATCAGGCTATAATTTATCGGCAGTTGATTTAAACAAAGGATATGTGGTAATTGATAATGAACGATTAAAAAATGATATTAATGGCGAAAATGTCATGGATGTAATAAATTATAATGTATTTGGAACAAAACGAGGTTCCATTGAGACCTTTATGCATGCCATTTTGAAAAAATATACGATACATTTACATCCAATTCAATTAAACAGAATTTTGATTGGGAAAAACGCAAGAGAAACTTGCCTAGAAATATATCCTACCGCTTTAATTATTGATTATCTAACACCGGGTATAAAAGTTTGTAATGAAATTAACCGAACTTATAATAATGAAAATGTAATTTTTTTAATAAACCATGGGTTGATAATTACTAGTGATCATATTGATGAAATATACACATTATTGAATGAGGTTATAATTAAATTTGAATTATCGTTAAATTTAGATTTTACAATGAATTTAGATTTTACAAAATATAAAAATACCAACATTATAAGCCAATGGATTAATACGATATTCAATGTAGATAATCTCTCTTATTTATGCGAAGAGAGAATAATTAACGAATATTTAATGAATAAACCGAATTTATTTTTAGAAAATATAACCTTTCCGGATGCCCTAATTTATTGTGGGGTGCGTATACTGCACGCGGCGGATGTTTTAAATATTGAGACCGATTTGATTGCTTATAAAACAAAATACGAAGAACCTCCAAAAATTATTATTGTGGGAAAAAACATTTATATAACAAGCAACTCATTAAATAAATGTAAAGAAATAGAAGATGTATTAAAAGCCAATTTAATGATTTTAGACAGTAGTGGCGATAAATCATATTTGTCTTGCGAAGAGATTTGTTTTTTGAATAATTGGGATGCTGAGAAATATAGAAAATTATTATAAACACACTGAGATGATTTAACTGATATTATAATTGTAATTTCATAAAATTAAAACAACCGCTGTGTGCTTGTATTATACCTATTTTTTTTATATCTAATTTATAATCATTAATAATTTGTTTTAAAATATCCTCATAATCTGCATAACATGTAAAGGGGTATAAAAACTTTCCGCCTGTAGTTATATGTAAAAATGATAAATAATTACAATACGTTAATCCTCGGTTATATAAAATTTTTAAATTTGGTGTATATTGAATACCGTAGCATTTAATGTTTGATTTACAATAATTTATAATATCTTGGTTTAAGTCAAATGAATTATACTTTTCATTCGGAAAAATATTTAAAAAATTTAAAAATGATCTTTTATTCCAAATAGTTGAATTGCAGTCTGTTGGAGTAAAATGATTAGACTTTTGTTTTAAGGGTTTATTTAAATTACATAATGAAAATTCATTTTTATGTAATGTTTCAGTGCCATCAAACACCGCAATATTTACCCGATCAATATCATTTTCTTTCATTATACTTATATAATTTTCTAGAGCAGTTTCATTTATATTTATTATAATATCAACATCATAAATTAAAAACACAAACTCTTCTTCTAATTGTTCTAATATTGGAATAAGTCTTGTAGTAAATAGAACGTTGTCATCATATTGAATATATTTATTAAAACATTCTGGTAAATTAGTATTGGCTGGTATTTTATTGTATGCTAGCACTTTTTTTATATTATTATTTTTGGAAAAATCATTAATAATCGGCCATAAATATGAATAATCTGAATGTGTATGAGTTAAAATAATACAATTCATTTACTATTTAAATATATCTTATAAACTTTTTAATATATTTTTTATAAATAAAATAATACAGTATATTTGGTTAAATCGCCCAACCTCGATCCTATTCCAATTATATAATTATTCGTTTGCATTAAACATTTTAAAAATATTTAAATATATATTATCTGGATGGATTTAAATATTAATAGTAAATTCTGTTTAATAGGAAATTCGCATACTTCACAATTTATTAAACACGGAGATGACGCTAATTTAATGGACATATTATATGGTTATGGAGCATCAATTTGTGGGTTATTTAACCAAAATAGTTATTTACAATTATCTAAACAAATATTAAATTATCAATCCAACTATCCAAATAGAACACTTGTTTTTTTTTTAGGACAATCAGATATTGAATTTATTTATTATTATAAAAGTGTAAAACAAAATGAAAAAATAGATATCAATTCTTTTATAGATAATTTAATAGAAAAATATATACATTTTCTTACATCTTTTATTACAAATAAATATGTGTTACTAGGAATTAATCCGCATGTAATAAAAGACATTAAACATATTTATAATGTAAATTTTACAGAAATAAACCAGAATAATCCTGCTGGAGAAAATAATAGTGATAAATATAAATTTGAAGATTATTTACATATATACAATGATACATATGAAACTCGGTTTAAAAATAGTATGATTTTTAATGAAAAATTAAAACAAAAATGTGAAAATAAAAACATAAATTACATTACAATTAATGACACCATTTTAGACTTAAACCAAAATGTAAAAAATATATATATGCCAAATGGAATTGACCATCATTTGGTTAAAAATATGGATTTATATACTCATTTGATTTTAAAATTGCGCCCATTTTTATAAATTTAATAATCGCCATGGACTGTTTAACCCTTTATCGAGTGGGACGACTTCATTCATATTCAACTCTATTTGGTTATAGGTGTTTTGGGCATTCCAACCCGTATTCGAAGCATCTGACGCATATGATACCAACAATTTATTATCATATATTTTTTCAATCTCTCCAATGATTTTTCCATCTTTGGTTTTTACTCGCATATATGTTTTAAATTCAGTTTGTTCTATATGTTCGGTATGTGTATTGTATTTTACATCAACACAATCCAAACTATATTTAAATCGCTGATTAACATCCAAGAAAGTAGGCGAGATTATAGCTTCTAGAATGGTCGTTGGTGGAGAGAAAAGCACATTTGAAATTCCACCACCAATCGCACCCGTTACATGTGTGGCATTTGCAAAATATATAATTTTTTCAATAGTTGATAATTTTTCGGTAAATACTTCCATATAACCATCTAGTGATAATTTTTCGACCAACTCATCTTCATTTACCAAACGTCGGCGGGTTGTATAATTCGTACCAATATTACTGAAATCGTTATGTAAATGTGTGCGGCGGGACACATAGATCTTTTTGGGGGTGTCCTTGGATATCTTATGCTCTTCTTGTGTCCTTTTGACAATTTCCTGATAGAAACTATATATTTCTTTTCTAGGTGGTAAATTTGAATCAATATCATGTGTATAAGAAGTTGAAATATAGACAGTTTCGTATTGGGTATGTTCAGCCACGAGAATAATATCGGTTTTTGTTATATTTAAAATTTCTAGAAACTCCAAGACAAAGGGGTAAAAATTTGATTTTTGTTCATTGGGATATTGCATTAATAGTTTTAAATCGGGTATGTCATTTTTTAATCGAAGAAAGGATATTAAATAAGGCAGCGAATCATAGAGAAAATGAAAATAGTTATCAGTATTATAAATGAAAAAAAACACAGGATTTGTAACAATGTTCGTAATTAATAAATTGTAAGAAAATTTCATATCATTTTTTTCATAAACAGTACCGGCGGTTTGTAATGACATTGTCCGCTCTAATAAAGGCAACACTAATTGGTCATTTGTATCTTCATTACTTGTCGTCTTGAATAAAACATTCGGATAAAATAAACTTATGCCACACGGAGAACAGTTGTTTAACTTATATATATTTATTTCCCGATCATTCTCATCTTTTTCAAATAATGTTTTATATATTGAATAATTTTTAAATATGGTAATGGACAAAGTAATTGACTGAGTAATTGACATTGTATTTAACATTTATAATCTAATATATGTTTATGTATTTTATCATTATATAAATATATAAACATATATAATTGTAACCATATATAATGGTAAAAATAGCTATATTTTTAAGCGGACGATTAAATGAATATACGGTCGGTTTATTACCTTTAATAAATAATTTAAAAAAAAAGTATGATATTCGTTTATTTGCTTCCATAAATTCATTTAGTTTGGATAAAAATGACAATATACAGAATATACAGAATAATTTAAAACGCGATTTTGGTGAAACATTGGGAACAATACATTTTGAATATTATAAAATGCCAAAAACATATGTTCAAAATCTCATTAATAATAATATTACACATTTTAGATATAACCAATTATCATGTTTTTATAACGATGAAAATAATTTTAGATTAATTGACAATTACGAAAAAAATAATAATTATGAATTTGATATTATATGTAAGCTTAGAAGTGAAATTGTATTTGATAATAACAATATTGATTTTATTCAAGATAATAAAAATGATTTAATTATACGAAATAAACATATGCAAGATATTAGACATTGGGGGCATGTTTATAAAAATACACCTCTTATGGTGTCAGATGCGTTTGCGTATGGTAATAAAAAAAGTATGAAATTTTATTGTTCTACGTATCAGTGGATATTAAAAAATGATTTATTATTAAAAGGTACATACCTCCAGACGTTTGAAATATTTTTAACTGATAGTATATTACAATTTATATTTTATCATGCTCCAGGAGGTGGAGAAATACCACTTTTAACTGCTAATGAAATAATAAATAAATATGTTAATAACCCAAATAAGATTAGATTATTTTATTTTGATAATTTAAATTATAGGTTATTGCCAATTCATATACGTAGTAAAAATAATTTTGTTGTGAATGAAACAAACTGTTTAAACTATACACAGCAATAATAATAATTTAATTATATCATATTAAATATTTAAATATTCAATATGATAATATTATTATAAATGACTAAATTATGTGCAGTTTTTGTATGTAACAAAGAATTTTTTAATAAATTTATTTATAGTTGTAATCAATTAATTACAAATGGTAAATATAATGGAGATATTTGTCTCGTTATTGGTGATGATTTAAGCGGGAATAAAAATTTATTAAATAATGAATTTATTTTAAGTAATAATATTATAATTAAACATTTTCCAAATATCTATTTTCCAAATAAATTTGTAGAAATAAATAATAAAATAAGTAGTGGTGATGGAAGAAATAAAACCAAAAAATTTCAATGGCATAAACTTCATTTATTCAATATATTTTTTAAACAATGGGATTATATTTTTTATTTAGATTGCGGAATGAATATTTTTTCGGATATATCACCTATAATAAATACAAATTCCGAAAATACATTATTAGCACATTCAGACGCATATCCTAAATATGAATGGAAACTTCATAATCAATTTGATAAAAACAGTAAAGATTATTTTACAAAACTCAATACTAAATATAATTTAGATGTTGACTATTTTCAAACTGGAATAATGTTATATGATACAAACATTATAGAAGAAGATACATTTGATAATTTATTAAATTTATCAATAGAATATCCAATTAGTATAACAAACGAACAAGGTATTGTAGCATTATATTTCACAAATATTAAACCTCTATGGAAACAAATTAAAACTAGAAATGAAAATACGTATTTTTATGATTTTTCAAGGCGAAACCCAGAAGGTGAATATATTATGGTAAAAAATAAATAACCACGATTTAAATATAACATTCTTTTATTAAATATAAAATGTTATATTGTTGTCATCGTATTAATACGATCGAAGAGTTGAAAACAATTTCCCCTGTATATGGAATTGAACTTGATTTACGCGATAACCTTTCTGGAGAGATTTATATTGCGCATGATCCTTTTGTGCCTGGCGAATTATTTGAAGATTTTTTAAAGTTTTATAATCATGCTTTTATTATTTTAAATATAAAGAGTGAGCGAATTGAGTATCGAGTTTTAAAATTGATACAAAAATATAGTGTTGTTAATTATTTTTTTCTGGATTCATCCTTTCCGATGATTTATAAGTTAAGTGGCGAAGGTGAGAAAAATATGGCAATTCGGTTTTCAGAATATGAAGGTTTAGATACAGTACTAGCTATGAAAGGGCGTATAGAATGGGTCTGGGTTGATTGCTTTACCAAAAACCCACTAACGAAAGAAAACTATCATATTTTAAAAGCCGCTGGTTATAAACTTTGTTTTGTCTCTCCTGAACTACAAAATCAACCGGACAAAATAGATGAGTACAAATCTTATTTTGACAATAACCAAATTGTATTAGATATGGTATGTACCAAGGTTTATAATATTAATAAATGGCAAAATATTAACATTTCTCATAAGAAAGAAGTTGAAATCATTATTCCAATGTCGGGGCTAGGTGAAAGGTTTGTGGCGGCAGGATATACCGTTCCCAAACCGTTGATTGATGTGGATGGTAAACCTATTATTGAACATGTGGCGAATTTATTTACAGCAGTTAATAATGTTTCGTTTATTTGCAATGATTTACATTTAAAAAATACAAATATGAGGGATATATTAACGCACATTTGTCCAAATGGAAAAATATACGAAGTACCCGTAGAAGGGCGCGCCGGTCCGGTGCATGCGGTTTCCCTCATGTTTGAGGATATTGATGATACGGCGGAAGTTATTGTCAGTTATTGTGATTATGGCACCGATTGGGATTATAATGAATTTTTAAAAGATACACGCAGCCGAAATGCGGATGGCGCCGTTGCTTGCTACCGCGGTTTTCACCCACATATGCTCGGTACGGATAATTATGCTTTTTTAAAAGAAACCGAAATGGGTAGCCGATGGATGTCCGCAATTCAGGAAAAACAACCCTTTACAAATGACCGAATGAGTGAATATGCTTCGAACGGAACATATTATTTTAAAACAGGGGCGATTATGAAAACTTATTTTAATAAATTAATGTCTTTGGGTCTGAGGGTTAAAAATGAATATTATGTTAGTATGGTCTATAATTTACTCGTAGCCGACGGGTTAACGGTAAATATTTTTGAAATAAATTACATGCTACAATGGGGCACCCCTCATGATTTGGAAATTTATAACGATTGGAGTAGATATTTTCGCAATATTATTAAGCAACAGGATAAACCACTAGATCTCCATAACACGACCTTGATATTGCCGATGGCAGGGGCAGGTAGTCGCTTTTCAAAAAAAGGATATAATTTACCAAAACCATTAATTGAAGTGAATGGTAAGCCAATGATTGTCCAAGCGGTAGATTGCTTACCCGCAACGACGCATAAAGTGTTTATTTGTCTAGAAACACATTTAAACCAATATAATATTTCGACTGAATTAGAAAACACATATGCGCGTTGTATGGTTTTACCAATTAAAGAAATTACACAAGGACAAGGGTGTACGACCGAATTTGGTATTAATAAAAGTGGGTTAAATCTGGATAGTGCCGTTTTAATCAGTGCGTGTGATAATGGAGTTTATTACAATATGGAAAAATATCAGCAATTACTGGCGGATGAAACGAATGATGTTATCGTATGGACCTTTCGCAATAATCCAACGAGCCGAAATAATCCAAATATGTACGCGTGGTTAGAAACCGATGAAAATGATTTTGTGAAACATGTATCTTGCAAAAAGTTTATTGAGGGTGTTCATGATATTCAGAAAAGTCACGTCATTATTGGTACCATGTTTTTCCGAAAGGCAAGATACTTTATGAGCGGACTGGCTGAAAATTATAAACAAAATATAAGAAGTAATGGCGAATTTTATGTAGATGATGTTATTAATCAAAATATTGCACAAGGCTTGCGTGTAAAAGTATTTGAGGTGGATAATTATATTTGTTGGGGGACGCCAGATGATTACGAAACTTATTGTTATTGGCGACGATTTTTCAATAAATGTGCGTGGCATCCATATTCAATTGAGCAGGATATAACTTCAGGGTGATTAATATAAAAACGTTGACTCTTTGGCAATTGGATATTTACACGTGCTATTTATGCTTTCTTCATAATTAGGCATATAACATTTTTGAATGTTTGTTGAAAAAAAAGCAGCAATCCACGATAATGTACTTTTTGAGCAAATTAAATTTATTGCTTCTTTCATGATATAATAATCGGTTATAGTATCGTTGCTTTCTATTATAATATGTATTTTTTTATGCACTTCTAAAAAAAACTTTAATTGATTTATATATTCATATTCAAACGGTTTATTTATTTGATTACAAACAATACATAGCGTATCTCCAGCTTCGACGTTTATTATATTTTTTTCAAATAATGATATGATCCGGTTTACTGGTATAAATAAATTATGTGTTACAAAATCTTCCAAACGTAAATGTAATACATTTTTATATATTTTAGAGAATGTGCTAGGTGTATTTATAATGTCTAACATATTGTATTTTTCACAGTTATTATCACCTGCTTTTATACCGTCAGTTATTACATAATGGCTATTATTATTTTTTATAAATTCTATGATTTCTTTTTTATATTTTTTGTAAATAGCATCATGCTGGTAGAAACCACTCATTTTTAGATCGATTGAATTATTTATTATTTTTGAATTGTATGTATTATTTAATAAGGTTTCACAAATTTTATAAAAAACATCATCACTTAGTTCATTTATTATATTTGTAGTAGAGTTATTACAAACATATTGGCTGTCCGTTATAATACACATAATTGCTGATGCTAAATAGCGAAAAATTGCATTCCCGAGCCGTCCTCTTATGCAGAAATGTATTTTCATTTTATAAGTATAATTATAAGTATACGTTTATTTTGTTTTTTGTTTATATTAGTATTAAGTATTATGTTTAGTCTATGCATTCCAACGATGAACCGGTTTGATAATTTTTTAAGTAAATATATACCATTATATTTAAATAATAGCCTTATTTCAGAGATTGTTATTTGTGATGAAAATGGTAATGATATTATTAAAATAAACCAAGCATTCCCAAATAATAGCAAATTGAAATTGTTTAAAAATGAAGTTCAATTAGGACCTTTTAAAAATAAATTAAAGGCATGTTCAAACGCAGCAAATGAATGGATTGTATTGATTGATTCTGACAATTTTGCAGATGACCATTATTTTCAAATTGCCAAGAATTATATAAATCAAAACATTAAAGTACATGAGAAAAATGTTATATTGGCTCCATCCAAAGCCCTACCAAATTTTAATTATTCACATCTAGCTGGTATGATTTTTAAGAAAGGTAAATTTAATGAAAACAGAGTAATTGAAAATAAAAATATGAACAATAATAAAAATATTTCATTTACTCAAAGTGAGGTTCTAATGAACACTGGTAATTATGTATTAAATAAATATTTAATAAACAATATTAACCTTCACGCAGAAATAGAACACATTAAATTATCATCCGCGTGTGATGTAATATATTTTAATACATTATTATTTGAACAATTAGATTTAAATATGCATATTGTGGAAAACTTGGAATATTCGCATGTCGTGCATGATGGTAGCATTTATGTACAGACCCATAATAATTTCAGACAGTTTAATGAATATGTTTATCAACGTTATAGAAGTTTATTATGAAATTATAATTTTGTGGTTTATTACTTAAATACTTAAGCGTATTAATATATATTATTACTATGCTTATTACAATGCAAGAGCTTGTTCGCCAATTTAACTTGAATATAACGGGTATTCTCCATGTAGGGGCACACGAATGCGAAGAATTGGTTGATTATGAGCGGGAGGGCGTGGCGCGTGATAAAACGTATTGGGTGGAAGCGATGCCTTCCAAAGTGGATTTTTGCCGAAAGCGCTATGGTGATGGTTTGCATATTTATCAAGCTGTTATAGATAAAATTGATGGGGCACCAGTAACCTTTTACATTACCAATAATGGACAAAGTTCGTCCATTCTGGAATTTGGAACTCATTCAACTAATCATCCGACTGTACACGTGGTGGCAAAGGTGGAGACGAATACCACCCGTCTCGATACTCTCATTGAGCTCGAGCAGATCCCGATAGCTGAATTGAATTTTGTGAATTTAGATATTCAAGGTGTAGAATTGAGGGCACTGAAAAGTATGGAAAAGTATTTACATCATGTGCAATACATTTATACTGAAGTTAATATTGAAGAAGTATACAAAGGTTGTAATTTGATTAATGAGATTGATAATTATTTGCAGGGCTTTGGATTTGTACGAGTTGCTCAGAAAATTTATTCCGATTTGGGTTGGGGTGATGCTTTTTATATAAAACAATAAAAATACAAATTATATATTATTTTTATTTTTTAAACATTAATCCGGTGCCAGTGCGGTGGAAATAAATCGTTCATGTTTTTCGGACCCATCCCTGGACCAAACCAAGTGGTTGGATAATAGACCAGGGGGGTTGTAAGGGGCTTGCCCCCTAGGTAGGCGCCCCACCAACTAAACGTGCTATTGGCAATAATATGATACCGGCACAATGACATTACAATCACCTGCTCCCAATCAGCGAGCTGATGATCGATACATTGAAAGGTGAATTTGTCTTTGAATAATGGATTGGCTTTGAGCGGTGTTAGCAGCTGGCGCTCGACATAAGCTTGATCGGGTTCTTCGCAGAAATAGAGGATATGCCAAGTGCGCTTTTGTCCTGCGGTGTGATCTCCGATTGTTTCACATGCTTGCTCTATTGTTTCGCACAAGGCACTGGCTCTTGCGTTTGCTGTGCTTGTGCTTGTGCTTGTGCTTGCTGTGCTTGTGCTTGCTGCTTCCTCTTGATCTTTGAGAAATTGCGTCAGCGCTTGGGTGTAATAATCCAAGGTCATTAATGGGTGGTGGTTTGGCAGCTGAGCATAATCGCCGACCCGAAAATGCATCGCAATCGTTTTGTCATAGGCTATTTGCGGTGCTGTTAATGCAGCATATTTGGCTTGTGTTTCGCGCAGCCTAATGAACCGGTAGATCGTTTCCTGTTGATCATCAAAATATTTATACGATTGGAAATAGCCAAAGAGATTGAGAGATTGTGCTATGTTCGGAATGGGCTGATAATGGAATGCCGGCTCACGATAGATATGATGAGAGGTGGGAGGGTGGGGCGGGGGTTTGACCAAGGGGGCGAGGTTTTGTAAAAGTGTGTCCCAGTAAGTTTTCTTCCGGACGCCGTGAGCGATGGCTTGTGCCGAAAAATAAAAGGGGGTTTTATTGCGCAGGCTATACGCCAGAAGTGCGAAAATTTGGAACAGTTGGTTGCCCAAGCCGCCCATGATTTCAATTGTATTGCTACTGCGCATATTATAACATTTACTCAACTACTATTTATATTTTAATTTTGTTATTAAAAAAATATATAAATATTATTATATATTTTTTATTTTTTATTTTTTATTTTTTATTTTTTATTTTTTATTTTTTATTTTTTATTTTTTAGGTCTCATTGATTTGTTATATACCAATCGGGTTTTCCTCTGCCTTTTTTCCAAGTGGCGATCCGTTGTTTTTCTGCCGACATATAATAGTTTCGATAAGCTTGCACCGGATCTGCGCTTTTATATTCATCGGGCATGGCTAACGCAAATGTAGTGAGCCCTTTTTGGGAAAATGAATCATCACTCGGCATATTCTCTTTCAAATATTGTGCCATGATATAAGATTTATGTAATTTTGTATCAGGATGACCATAACGATAGCGCCATTCATTATGCAGTTCTTCAATCAAATCCAGGGTCCAGACAAAATTGGCTTTGGACGTTCGGCACCAGATGGTTACGGGATGGTTTTTATGCGCTAATTTATATAATCGTTCATTAGATGAATCATCGGGATTTAATATTCTCTTTGCTGAACAAAGCATTTGAACGGCTTCCAATAATATTTTGCTGACATGTTTATCCATCATATATTTGGCAATTTCTTTTTGAATGAGCGACAGAATAAAGAGATTCATCTTTTCTTCTTATTTTATTCAATATGTAATGAAATACTTTTATTTTTAAAAACTATTTCAATTTTTTATAAATTACTTTAAATTCTTTTGAAAGCCTTTGGCGATCAGCATTTTCTTGGCACGGGCGGCGATATGTTGATATTGTTTTTTGGTGTGTATGCGCTTTTTAGTGCTACGCATGCTGCGCTTACGGGTGCTACGCATGCTGTGCTTACGGGTGCTGTGCTTGTATTTCGTGCTGCCATGCTCGCGCGCACGCACATATGCCGCAAAAATCCCTTTATAATTTATCTTGCAAGTGCCAGTGGCACAAATCGGAAAACTACTCTCGCCTATCGGACCGAGAAAACATTTGCTGCCGCATTTTGCTTTCATCTCTCGGCGTGCTCGTGTTCCAGGTGACTGTTTGGACCACCCGGCACTAGATAATAGTTTACCGCCAAACATTTTTTATATAATATAAATATATTTTAAACTATTGTGATGATTAGTATCGATATGGATACGGTTACGAATACGAATACGAATACGAAAGTAGAAGTAGACACGGTTACAAATACAGTAGAAGAATGTTTTGGGAGTGAGCCGAGTGATTCGGATATTGAATTATCGGATGATGAGAGTGTCCATTCAAACCCGTCAGCAAGCGGAATTGCACACCCGACCTCAAGCGGAATTGCAAACCCGACCGAAAGCGGAATTTCAACCCCGGATGTCGTCGTGGGGGGGCGAAACCCCCAATATAATAAATTGTCATATAGCGATGTATGTGTGCAAATTAGTAAAACCTACGAACAGGATATTGTCCATCGTTATTCGTCAGCCTTGGATATTCTTGCCGGTTACATCAAGGGGCAAAAAACAATTTACATGGAAACACGGTCTTATACTTCTCGGATGCTAAATTATCTGATGTTTCCTTCTATCTTTTTATC